AACATGGCGATTAATCGTCACTGGTGGAACCTGACCGCAACGGCCATATTCACGGTCGACAAAAAGCATGAGAAAACTTGGCGCGCGGACGCGGTAACTTGGTCAGAAAACAACACCGAAGCGTTCGCAGGTCTTCATAACAAACGAAAACGAATCATCTTAATATTCGACGAGGCTTCGGCTATTTCAGACAAGGTCTGGGACGTGGCTGAAGGGGCGCTGACCGATGAAGAAACCGAGATTATTTGGGTTGTGTTTGGAAACCCGACCAGAAACTCAGGTAGATTCCGCGAGTGCTTCCGCAGATTCAAACACCGCTGGAAAACGAAGCAGATCGATTCAAGAGAAGTCGAGGGCACAAACAAAGAGCAGATTCAAAAGTGGATCGATGATTTCGGCGTTGATTCCGACTTCGTTAAGGTTCGGGTCAGAGGGATATTCCCCTCAACTTCCTTTAAGCAGTTCATTTCAACCGAGGACGTGGACGCGGCCTACGGCTTAGAGCTTAAGCCGGAGCAATATAACTTCGCGCCAAAGATTCTGACCGTCGATCCGGCCTGGGAAGGTGATGACGAGTTTGTGATCGGCCTTAGGCAAGGGCTTAAGTTTGAGATCAAGCGCACGATCCAAAAAAACGACAACGACATTCAAATGGCCACACTTATCGCTTCAATCGAGGACGAGGTCCAGGCCGACGCGGTCTTTATCGATGCAGGCTATGGAACTGGCATCGTGAGCGCAGGGCAAACGATGCGCAGGAAATGGCAATTGGTTTGGTTTGCAGAAAAGCCAAACGACATGGGCTGCCTGAATAAGCGAGCGGAAATGTGGAAGGCCGCAAGAGACTGGCTGAAAGCGGGCGGCTCAATCCCTAAGGACCCACAGCTTCATACGGAGTTGATCTCACCTGAAACGGTCGCAAGGCTTGATGGGAAACTCCAGATAGAATCGAAAAAGGATATGAAACTTCGCGGCGTCACCTCGCCAAACCGTGCTGACGCTTTGATTTTGAGTTTCGCTTATCCGATCGCGGGCCAACCGAAGGCCGCAGCAAAACAAAAAAGAGAGTTTCACGACGGCGATGGGTTTGGCCAAGGCTGGATGGGCTAGGGCTTCTAGGCTAACGTCAAATATGGCGAATCATATTTAGACGCCCGTCACTTCAAAGTCGCTTCAAAGTCTTTCGCCCGTAAGCCTTGAATTCGTGGCCAAGGCACAGCCAAGCGACGATTCCGACAATCAACCGAGCGACTCCTCTGAAGATCAAGGGGAAGATGCTCTCTTATCACTCGCCCGTGAGCGCTTCCATTTAGCGCAAGAGGCATGGACGCAGATCAGAAAAGAAGCGCTCGACGATGTAAAATTCGCGGCCGGCGAGCAGTGGCCAGAAGACATCAAGCGCTCAAGAGATTTGGACCGAAGACCATGTCTTACGATCAACCGCCTCCCGCAATTCATCAGACAAGTCACAAACGATCAGCGCCAAAACCGCCCATCTATTAAAGTTAACCCTGTCGACGATCAGGGCACAATCGAAACCGCCAAAATCTTTCAAGGCATGATCCGCCACATTGAATATAACTCGGGCGCCGAAATCGCTTACGACTCGGCCTTTGAGGGCATGTGCATGAAGGGCTTTTCCTTCTTTCGCATCTTAAGCGATTACATGGACTCGCAAAGCTTTGACCAGGAGCTTTTGGTCAAAAGGATTCCGAACGATTTCGCGGTCTATCCCGATCCGGGTTTCAAAGAACCAGACGGCTCCGACATGGAGTGGTGCTTCATCCATGAAGACCTAACGAAAAAAGACTTCAAAAGAAAATATCCGGATTCAGAACTGGCGTCTCTCGAGGATTGGCAATCGATCGGCGATAAGGCCGAAGACTGGGTCACAAAGGATTCGGTTCGAATCGCCGAGTATTTTTACAAGGAATATCAAGACGCCACGCTGCTGCTTTTAAAAAACACGAAACAAACGGTGATCAAGGAAAAGCTCGACGACAAGGGTCTTGCCGCACTCGAAGACAATATCGTTAACGAGCGAAAGACCAAAATCCCAGTCGTTAAATGGTGCAAGATTAACGGCATCGAGGTCTTGGAAGAAACCGAGTGGGCCGGAACCTGGATTCCGGTCATTCCCGTTCTCGGGAACGAGATTTATGTCGATGGGAATAGGGTTTTTGAAAGCCTGATCAGATACGCCAAAGATTCCCAGCGCATGTATAACTTTTGGGCCTCGGCTGAGACCGAATCGATCGCGCTTGCGCCGAAAGCTCCGTTTGTCATGGCCGAAGGTCAAATGGAAGGTCACGAGGCCGAGTGGAAAACAGCTAACACAAAATCTCACGCGGCCCTTCAATATAAGCCAGTCACCATAGCAGGCCAGCCAGCCCCCCCGCCGCAGCGCCAAAACGCCGAGCCAGCGATTCAAGCCATCACTGGCGCAAGGATGCAATCCGCCGACGATCTTAAAGCCACAACCGGCATTTACGACGCCTCTCTTGGAAACAGATCAAACGAGCAATCCGGTGTCGCGATTCAGCGGAGAAACTCTCAATCGCAAGTCTCTAATTTTCACTTCATGGACAACATGAACCGCTCCATGCGCCACGCCGGCCGGATCTTACTTGAGATGATTCCGGTCGTTTACGACGCGCCAAGAGCCATCAGATGTATCGCCGAAGACGATAGCCAAGAAATCGTCCTTATAAATCAGATTTTTCAAAAAGGCGGAAAGACACAAAAGCACGAACTCGGTGTCGGCCGCTACGACTGCACGGTCTCAACCGGCCCAAGTTATCAAACTAGGCGCCAAGAAGCCGTCTCCTCAATGATGGACTTCATCCGGTTTAACCCGCAGTCCGCTCAAGTAGTTAGCGATTTAATGGTGAGAAATATGGATTGGCCGGGCGCTCAAGAGATCGCCGACCGCCTTAAAAAGCTCTTACCTCCAGGAATCGCCGAGACCGACAAAGATAAACAGCATCCAATCCCGCCACAGATCCAGCAGCAAATGATGCAGATGAATCAAATGATTCAGCAGCTAACTCAAGAGCTGAATGCGAGCCAAGAGTTGATCAGGACCGGAAAGCTCGAGCTCGAATCAAAAGAGCGAATCGCTCTCATTAACGCCGAAACTCAACTCAAAATGGCGCTTTTGAAGACCGGATCAAGTGATGCGCAAACCGCGTTCAAGCTTGAGATGGAAGAGATTCAGCACAGAAGAGAAATGCTGAACGACGCCCAACCTATCGACGCTAATTTTCAACCGGCTGGCGGACAACCCGCTGCGCCGATGAATCCGCAACAACAACCCTCTACCGGCGGAGCATCACCGGGCTAAATCCATGGAGGATACCATGACAGAAAATATCCAGATTGCGTCCACCACCGACACTCCGGAAGTCGTCAAAGCCGCGATGAATGTCGAAACCAAGACTGAAGCGCCGGTCGAGATGGTGACGGAGAAGGAAGAAACGCAAGAGCCCGTAGCCGAAGAAACATCGGCTGAAGCCGCTCAGGCCTCGGGCGCCGGAGAAGAAGAAGGCGGAGAAACCGAAGAGCCAGCTGATCCGACTGAAAACAAGCCCAGAAAAAAGGGCGGCTTTCAGAAGAAGATCGACAAACTTAGTGCCAAGGCCCAGGCCCTCGAGCAGGAAAAAGAGTATTGGCGCGAACAAGCGCTGCGTACGCAAAAAACTCCTCAAGAGAAAAAGCCTGAAGCTGAAGCAAAGGCCGCTGGCAAACCGGATGCGAGTAAATTTGAGAACCACGACGAGTATGTCGAGGCTTTGGCGGATTGGAAAGTCGAGCAACGACTTCTGGCCGAAAAGCAAAAGACACGCGAAGAGGCTCTCAAAGAGGAGTTTCGCACAAAGTCTCAAACGCACTTAGAGAGAGTTGAAAAGTTCTCTGGGGAGCATGACGACTTTGACGAGGTCGTTGAATCAGTTAACCACATTCCGATTTCTGGTCCCGTCCAAGACGTGATTTTGAATTCTGAATTTGGTCCTGAGCTGATGTATGAGCTCGCGAAAAACCCAACCGAATATGCTCGAATTTGCAAACTCTCGCCGGCCGCAGCTGGCGTTGCGCTTGGAAAGATCGAAGCCCGCTTTCAAAAACCGAGTGAAGAAAAACCCACTGAGCCGAAGGTCACAAAGGCTCCGGCGCCGATCAAGCCGGTCACGACCAATTCCGCGTCCGCCTCCACAAAGAGCATTTACGACGAGGATTTGAGTCAGGCCGATTATGAGCGGCTCCGAAACCAGCAACTCAAAAAAAGAAAGTGAGATTTAGGCAATGAGCAATACTTTATTAAACATATCCATGATCACTCGGGAATCCTTGCGGATTCTCAAGAACGAACTTGGATTTGCAAAAGGCGTGAACCGTCAATATGACGATCAGTTCGCACAAAACGGCGCCAAAATCGGCTCCGTGATCAATATCCGAAAACCCGTACGCTTTACGGTGACTGACGGTGCGGCCTTGAACATTCAAGACGTGACCGATCAAAGCGTTCCCTTGACGTTGAGCAATCAAAAACACGTCGCATTCCAGTTCACATCGAAAGACTTGGCCTTGAGCATCGATGAGTTTTCCAAACGCTATATCCAGCCGGCTGTGGTCGCTTTGGCGAACAAAATTGATTACGACGGTCTCGGGCTTTATAGCTCGGTTTGGAACTCGGTTGGCGTTCCTGGGACCACGCCGAACACAGCACTTTTGATGCTGCAAGCGATGCAAAAGCTTGATGAGAACGCGGCTCCGATGGACGGCGAGCGAAGCATCTGCCTCAACCCAGCCGCGCAAGCGAGCATGGTTGACGCTTTGAAAGGCCTCTTCCAATCGTCTGAAAAAATCAAAGAGCAATATGAGAAGGGACGCATGGGCGAAGCGTTCGGCGCCACGTTCAAAATGGATCAGAACGTGCAGTCGTTTACGACCGGCGACAACTATGGCGACACGATCTTGGTAAACGATACCGGCGCCGCCGACGGCGATACCGACCTTGTTTTGGACGGATGCGAAGCAAGCGCCGTTGTTTTCAACGTAGGCGACGTGTTCACGATCGCGGGCGTTTATGCCGTCAATCCGCAAAGCCGCCAATCGACCGGCTCGCTCATGCAGTTCGTCGTGACCCAAACGACCACGGCCGATGGAAGCGGCAACGCGACTGTAACCTACTCGCCGGCTCTTCAATCGACCGGCCAGTATCAGAACATTTCGGCTCTGCCCGCGGATGATGCCGCAATTACGCCCGTTCAAAGCGCCTCGACGGACGGCGTGGTGACTCCGCAGAACATGGCCTATCACCGCGACGCCTTCGTTCTCGGCATGGCGGATCTACCGCTCCCCGGCGGTGTCGATAAGGCCGCTCGCGCGAGTGACCCGGACGCAGGGCTCTCGGTTCGCATCGTGCGCGCTTACGACATCAATAACGACGTGTTCCCGTGTCGTCTCGACATCCTTTATGGCTGGGCCGCGGTTTACCCCGAGCTCGCCTGCCGGATTTTCGGCTAATCGTCACTAACCTTGTCCCCCGCGATTTTGAGCGGGGGACTTTCAAATTGAAGGAGATTTTTAAATGTTCAAACCTAAATGGCGCTATCACAAAGTCAAAGGCGCAAAGCTCATCAAATCGCAAGCCGAACTTGATGCCCTTAGCCCCGAATGGCTCGATTCCCCTGCGTCTTTCAAGGCCCAACAGTCCGACTCTAACCCGGCACACGTCAAAAAGGACGCGAAGCCCGTAGCTGAAGAGTCGGCTTCCGCTCAAGAGCAAGCCTCTGTCCCTCAGCCGGACTCTCAAAAACCTGCCTCCAAGGGCAAAAAATCAATTCTTTAAAAGGAGAAATGAAAAATGCAATCCACGACTACTTCAAACGAACGCGAGACGCCTAAGTCTTCGGATGGCTTTCTCGTCGGTCAAAGTGCCACTGACAAAATCGGCTTTTACGGCGCGACTCCAGTCGCCCAACCGAGCGCAGCCTCCCAAGCGGCCGTTGCAACGACTGGCTCCACGACCTCGACGCCGTATGGCTACACCACGTCAGCGCAGGCCGACGCCATCGTGACTCTCTTAAACGAGATCCGCGCGGTGCTGGTCGCCAACGGACTGATGAAAGGTTCTTAATCGTTTTTTCTTCCGGGTCGGTTGCTCGACCGGCCCGGAATGCTCTTGATGGAGAAACTTTAAGTGTCAACCGCAAGGGATTTGATTGCAGGCTCAATGAGACTAATCGGCGCACTCGCCTCCGGCGAGACTGCGACCGCAGATCAGCAAACGGATGCGCTGACGGCGCTTAATTCCATGATCGGCGTTTGGTCGACTGAACAGCTCTTGATTTGGGCGAAGGTGTCTGAGGACTTCACGCTCGTTCCAAGCCAGCAGTCTTACACGTTTGGCACAGGCGGTAACTTCAACTCCACGAGGCCTCAAAAGATCGAAAACGCTTATCTGGTGACCGGCACTTCTCCAAACGTTTTTGAAATCCCAGTCGATATCGTGAACCAAGATCAGTGGGCCTCGATCACGGTCAAGACTACGCAGTCGGCCATCCCGCAAAGACTTTACAACGACACAGCTTATCCGCTTTCAAACATCTATCTTTGGCCAATTCCAAACGCCGCCAACACCCTGAGGCTTTATAGCTGGAAGCCGCTTTCCAGTTTTTCCACCGCGGATTCGACGGTTGATTTGCCTCCAGGATATGAAGAAGCGCTCAGATATAACTTGGCCGTAAGACTCGCGCCGGAATACGGCCGCCCCATCTTGCCGCAAGTGCAAGAGATCGCGGTTGGATCAAAGGCCGCCATCAAGCGCATGAACACGAAATTTAACCTTCTCATCTCCGACGATGCACTTTTGCAGCGAGTGAGAACTTTCAATTGGCTTACGGGGGAATGATGCCGAGGTTTGTAGGTTTTATCGGACCAACCTACTCCCTTCCTTCTCTGAACGCCGATTGTCAGCGCGCCGTGAATCTTTACCCAGAGCTTGATGAGACCGGACAGGGAAACGAGCGCGAGGTCGCCTCGTTCGCATCGGCTCCTGGAATCTCAGCCCTTCTGACGCTTTCAACGACTCCGATCCGCGGAGCCTATGAGGCGTCAAACGGCACACTTTACGCGGTCGCTGGAAATAAACTCTATAGCATCTCTTCAACCTGGGTTGCGACCTCGCTTGGAACTTTATCGACCTCAAGTGGTCAGGTCTCGATGGCCGATGACGGTTTCAATTTGATCATTGTCGATGGGACCTATGGATACGATTGGAACTTTTCAGGCGCCACATTCACCGTAATCAGCGATCCGAATTTTTACGCCTCCGACTTTGTCGCCTACATCGATAGTTATTTCATTTTCAACAAGAACGGAACGCAAACGTTTTATATCTCGAGCCTTCCAAGCGGCACTGCGACCGACAACATCGCCTTTAGCGGTGACGTGGCCTCCGCCGAAGGTTCGCCCGACAATTTGATCGCGCTCATGGCGGTCCATCGAGACCTCTGGCTCTTTGGCGATTCGTCAACCGAGGTTTGGTTTGATTCGGGCGCCAACAGTTTCCCGTTCGAACAAATTCAGGGCGCTTTCATCGAGTACGGGTGTGCGGCCAAGTGGAGTGCTGCGAAGCTCGCAAACACTGTCTTTTGGCTTGGAAAAGACGAGCACGGGCAGGGCGTTGTGGTCATGGCGAACGGCTATCAGCCGCAGCGGATTTCAAATCACGCGGTTGAGTTTGCGCTTCAAAGTTATTCGACGATAGCGGACGCCGTCGCGTGGACCTATCAAGAAAACGGGCACAGCTTTTATGTGCTCAATTTCCCAACCGCCGATGCGACTTGGGTTTACGACACCACCACGAACATGTGGCACGAGAGAGCCTATACTTCAAACGGCGTTCTTCACAGACACCGCGGCTTTTGCCATGCGTTTGCCTACGAGACCCATGTCGTTGGCGATTGGCAAAACGGAAAGCTCTATAAGCTTTCAACCTCGCTTTTTGACGATGACGGCGCACCAATGACCAGGATGCGCGTAAGTCCCCATCTCTCCAAAGACATGACGAGGATTTTTTATAGCGACTTTCAGCTTGATATGGAAGCCGGGGTCGGAATCGACGGCTCAGGACAGGGGACAGATCCGCAAGCCATCTTGCAGTTTTCAAATGACGGCGGCCACACCTGGTCGAATGAGAAATGGGCCAGCATGGGAAAAATCGGCCAAACCAAGTGGCGGGCGATTTGGAGAAGGCTTGGGCAAGCAAGAGACCGCGTCTTTAAGGTCACGATCACAGAGCCGGTCAAAGTGCGCTTGATCGGAGCGGAATTGAACTTCGAGCAGGGGATTAGCTGATGTCGGTCACTATGCCGCCAATCCCATTCAGAGCGCCGATTGTAGATGAAAACGGACTAATCAGCATCACCTGGAGCGGCTGGTTTCGAATGCTTTTTAAGCGAGTCGGCGAAACGGTCGCGGATTCAAATATTGAACTTGCGGGCGGAGGCACTGTTAGCTCAACTCTCACCTCGCTTCAAAATCAGATCAATACGGTCAACACGACGCTGACCAGCCTTCAAAGTCAG